ACTGCATATTGAGGTGTTTTTACCGGCACAGGTACCTGATTCGGAGCTCGATCAGTGGATGGAAAGCCGGATTTATCCGGCGATGACTGCGATCCCTGCACTGGCAGGACTGATTACCACGATGGTTACGCAGGGCTATGAGTATCGTCGTGATGACGATATGGCGTTATGGAGCTCTGCGGATCTGACTTATTCCATTACATACGAGATGTGAGGACGATATGGCAACACCAAATCCCCTGGCGCCGGTAAAAGGTGCCGGTACCACTCTGTGGGTTTACAACGGCAAGGCTGATGCTTATGCAAACCCGTTGTCAGACGATGACTGGCAGCGACTGGCTAAGGTGAAGGATCTGACGCCGGGCGAGATGACGGCAGAATCCTACGATGATAACTACCTGGATGATGAAGACGCGGACTGGACCGCGACCGGGCAGGGGCAGAAATCTGCAGGTGATACCAGTTTTACGCTGGCCTGGAAACCGGGAGAGGAAGGCCAGAAAGGGCTTATAGGCTGGTTTGAAAGCGGCGATGTCCGGGCCTATAAAATCCGTTTTCCGAATGGCACGGTGGATGTGTTTCGTGGCTGGGTCAGCAGTATCGGTAAGGCCGTGACGGCGAAAGAAGTGATCACCCGCACGGTGAAAGTCACTAACGTGGGTAAACCTTCTGTAGCGGAAGAACGCAGCAAAATTACGCCGGTCAGTGCGATTAAGGTGACGCCGACATCCGGTACGGTGGCAAAAGGGAAAACAACCACCCTGACGGTTTCTTTTGAGCCGGAAAGTGCAACCGACAAGACGTTCAGAGCGGTTTCCGCCGATCCGTCGAAAGCCACCATTAGTGTGAAAGATATGACAATTACGGTAAACGGCGTGGCGACAGGTAAGGTGCAGATCCCTGTGGTGAGCGGAAATGGTCAGTTCGCCGCAGTGGCTGAAGTCACCGTTACTGAAGCGGGCGCTGCAGGGTAAACGGAGGTAATACATGTTTCTGAAAACAGAACAATTTGAATATAACGGTGTGTCTGTCACGCTTTCTGAGCTGTCTGCGCTGCAGCGGTTTGATTATATAAAGTTTGTTTCAGACGCAGAACAACAGGAGACAACGAAGCATGATGTCGTGCACATTAACCAGCGATACCTGGAAACGGCATCCCTGCTTGTGGCGATGTCGCTATGGCATACCCATTCCCTCAAAGGCACTCTGGCCTCTCCGGAGACAGAGATGCAGCAGATCCGCCGTGAAGTGATGCTGGGATGGCCTGCTGATGCACTGAATCAGGCAACGAACCGGGTGCTTTATCTTTCAGGTATGCTGGATAACCGGCACGATGCCGATCCTGAACAAACCGGGAAAGCAGAAGCGACTGAGCCGGTAACATCAAAAAAGCATTCGAAGGCGAGCTGAACTTTGTCCTGAAACTGGCGCGAGAGATGGGGAGACCCGACTGGCGCGCCATGCTTGCCGGGATGACATCCACCGAATATGCCGACTGGCGACGTTTTTACTGCACGCATTATTTTCAGGATACCCAACTGGACGCTCATTTTTCCGGGCTGATGTACGCCGTACTCAGCCTGTTTTTTGGCGATCCGGATATGCATCCGGCGGATTTCAGTCTGCTTGCTCCAGCGTGTGAGGAAGAGCAGACGGAGATGCCGGACGAGGAAGAAATGCTGATGCAGAAAGCGACAGGAGTTGCCGGAGGCGTCCGGTTCGGAGGGGACGGAGGGCGCGATATTTCACCTTCTGCGGATGTGGTGGATGTCAGCGAGGATGATGTTGCATTAATGATGGCTTCAGCGGGGATTTCCGGAGGTGTGAGATATGTCCCAGCCAGCGGGTGATCTGGTTATTGATTTGAGTCTGGATGCGGCCCGGTTTGATGAACAGATGGCCCGGGTACGCCGTCATTTTTCCAGTCTGGAGGCGGATGCCAGAAAAACCGCCAGTACTGTTGAACAGGGGCTGAGCCGACAGGCGCTGGCTGCACAAAAAGCCGGGATATCAGTCGGACAGTATAAGGCTGCCATGCGCACACTGCCCGCACAGTTCACGGATATTGTCACTCAGCTTGCCGGTGGTCAGAATCCCTTCCTTATCATGCTGCAGCAGGGGGGGCAGATCAGCGATTCATTCGGTGGACCGCTCAGCCTGCTTACCCTGCTGAAGGAGGAACTTCTCGGGATCAGGGATGCCTCTGAATCATCAGAGGAGTCGCTGTCAGATACGGCAAATGCACTGGCTGAAAATGCCCGGAATGCCGGTGAGCTGGGACGATTTATGTCGGTGGCCCGTGTGGCGGCAGGTGGCGGGGTTGCCGTACTGGCCGCGCTTGCTGCCGCCGCCTGGCAGGCAGAGCAGGCTGACCGGGCCTTATTGCGTTCACTGATCCTGACCGGAGGGGCGGCTGCCACCACAACGGCAGAATTGTGGAAAATGGCCGGGGTGATCAGCGATGAAGCCGGTGGTGGTATCAGACAGGCGGCAGAAAATCTGGCCCGTCTGGCAGAAAGCGGGAAATATACCGCCGGGCAGCTACGGATCATGGGGGAAACCTCTCAGAGATGGCTGCAGACGGTGGGGGACGATGCCGGGAAGGTGGAAAAAGCCTTTGAAGGGATTGCAGCAGATCCGGTGAAGGCGCTGGCCTCCCTGAATCAGCAGTATAACTTCCTGAGCGTTTCCCAGTTACGCCATATTGATGAGCTTGAGCGCACGAAAGGTAAACAGGCTGCGGTGACGGAGGCGATGTCCCTGTTTGCGGATGTCATGAATGCACGTCTGGAGCAACTTGATAAAGCGGCCACGCCGGTGGAAAAAATCTGGGACGATGTTAAAACCTGGACTTCTGACGCATGGGCATGGATAGGTGATCATACACTGGGGGCACTCAGTCTGATCACTGACGTGGTGGCCGGAACCGTTGAACAGGTGAAGCTGCTGCTTGTGCAGGGGGATCTGGCGCTGGCTGAATTTATTCAGTCAGCCTGGGAAACGACAAAGAATGTGCCCGGCGTTGGTGCGTTGTTTGGTGAACTGGCAGAAGAGAACCGCGTATTTATTGAGAAAACAAAACGCGATGAACTGGCGCTGAGAAAATCCATTGCGGAACGGGATGCGCGTATACGCCAGGGGGAAATGGGGTACATCAACCGCTCGCGTGCAACAGGCGTCAGCAAAGGTCCTGGGCAGCAGGAAGCCGTCAGCCGTCTGGCTGAAGAGCTGACAGGTAAAAAGCATACATCACCGAAAACGCGCTCTGCCGGGGAGAGGGAAGAGGAGCAGGCAAGAGAGGCTCTGCTTGCCCTTGAAGCTGAGCTCAGGACGCTGGAAAAACACAGCGGTGCGAATGAGAAAATCAGCCTGCAGCGCCGTGATTTATGGAAGGCGGAAAGTCAGTATGCGGTCCTGAAAGAGGCTGCCACGAAACGGCAGTTATCTGAGCAGGAAAAATCCCTGCTGGCCCATGAGAAAGAAACGCTGGAGTACAAACGCCAGCTGGCTGAGCTGGGCGACAAGATTGAACACCAGAAACGGCTGAATGAGCTGGCACAGCAGGCGGCGCGGTTTGAACAGCAGCAGAGCGCGAAGCAGGCGGCAATCAGCGCAAAAGCCCGCGGACTCACCGACCGTCAGGCGCAGCGGGAGTCGGAAGAGCAGCGCCTTCGTGAGGTGTACGGTGATAATCCGGCTGCGCTGGCGAAGGCCACATCTGCACTGAAGAACACCTGGTCTGCGGAGGAGCAGCTTCGTGGAAGCTGGATGGCCGGGATGAAGTCCGGCTGGGGCGAGTGGGCGGAAAGTGCGACGGACAGTTTTTCGCAGGTTAAAAACGCGGCCACGCAGACCTTTGACGGTATTGCACAGAATATGGCAGCGATGCTGACCGGCAGCGAACAGAACTGGCGTGGTTTCACCCGTTCTGTGCTGTCCATGCTGACAGAGATTTTTCTGAAGCAGGCGATGGTGGGGATAGTCGGGAGTATCGGCAGCGCCATTGGCGGTGCTTTCGGTGGCGGCGCATCCGCGTCAGGCGGTACAGCCATTCAGGCCGCTGCGGCGAAATTCCATTTTGCAACCGGAGGATTTACGGGAACCGGCGGCAAATATGAGCCAGCGGGAATTGTTCACCGCGGTGAATTCGTCTTCACGAAGGAGGCAACCAGCCGGATTGGCGTGGGGAATCTCTACCGGCTGATGCGCGGCTATGCCACCGGCGGTTATGTCGGTACACCGGGCAGCATGGCGGACAGCCGGTCGCAGGCGTCCGGGACGTTTGAGCAGAATAACCATGTGGTGATTAACAACGACGGCACGAACGGTCAGATAGGGCCACAGGCACTGAAGGCTGTTTATGACGTAGCCCGTAAGGCGGCAATGGATGTTGTGACCGGGCAGATGCGCGATGGTGGTCTGTTCTCCGGAGGTGGACGATGAAAACCTTCCGCTGGAAAGTGAAACCCGGTATGGATGTGGCTTCGGCCCCTTCCGTAAGAAAGGTGCGCTTTGGTGATGGCTATTCCCAGCGAGCGCCTGCCGGGCTGAACACTGACCTGAAAACGTACAGCGTGACGCTTTCTGTTCCCCGTTGGGAGGCCGCGGCGCTGGAGTCGTTTCTGGCTGAGCACGGGGGCTGGAAGGCCTTTCTGTGGACGCCGCCTTATGGCTACCGGCAGATAAAGGTGACCTGCGCAAAATGGTCGTCGCGGGTCAGTATGCTGCGTGTTGAGTTCAGCGCAGAGTTTGAACAGGTGGTGAACTGATGCAGGATATCCGACAGGAAACACTGAATGAATGCACCCGTACGGAGCAGTCGGCCAGCGTGGTGCTCTGGGAAATCGACCTGACAGAGGTCGGTGGAGAACGTTATTTTTTCTGTAATGAGCAGAACGAAAAAGGTGAGCCGGTCACCTGGCAGGGGCGGCAGTATCAGCCGTATCCCATTCAGGGGAGTGGTTTTGAACTGAATGGCAAAGGCACCAGTACGCGCCCCACGCTGACGGTTTCTAACCTGTACGGTATGGTCACCGGGATGGCGGAAGATCTGCAGAGTCTGGTCGGCGGAACGGTGGTCCGGCGTAAGGTTTACGCCCGTTTTCTGGATGCGGTGAACTTCGTCAACGGAAACAGTGACGCCGATCCGGAGCAGGAGGTGATCAGCAGCTGGCGCATTGAGCAGTGCAGCGAACTGAGCGCGGTGAGTGCCTCTTTTGTACTGTCCACGCCGACGGAAACGGATGGCGCTGTTTTTCCGGGACGTATCATGCTGGCCAACACCTGCACCTGGACCTATCGCGGTGACGAGTGCGGTTATAGCGGTCCGGCTGTCGCGGATGAATATGACCAGCCAACGTCCGATATCACGAAGGATAAATGCAGCAAATGCCTGAGCGGTTGTAAGTTCCGCAATAACGTCGGCAACTTTGGCGGCTTCCTTTCCATTAACAAACTTTCGCAGTAAATCCCATGACACAGACAGAATCAGCGATTCTGGCGCACGCCCGGCGATGTGCGCCAGCGGAGTCGTGCGGCTTCGTGGTGAGAACACCGGAGGGGGAAAGATATTTCCCCTGCGTGAATATCTCCGGTGAGCCGGAGGCGTATTTCCGGATGGCTCCGGAGGACTGGCTGCAGGCAGAGATGCAGGGTGAGATTGTGGCGCTGGTCCACAGCCACCCCGGTGGTCTGCCCTGGCTGAGTGAGGCTGACCGGCGGCTGCAGGTGCAGAGCGATTTGCCGTGGTGGCTGGTCTGCCGGGGGGCGATTCACAAGTTCCGCTGTGTGCCGCATCTCACCGGGCGGCGCTTTGAGTACGGGGTGACGGACTGTTACACACTGTTCCGGGATGCTTACCATCTGGCGGGGATTGAGATGCCGGATTTTCATCGCGGGGATGACTGGTGGCGTAACGGCCAGAATCTCTATCTTGACAATATGGAGGCTACTGGTTTTTACCGTGTCGCACTGACAGAGGCGCAGCCGGGCGATGTGCTGCTGTGCTGTTTTGGTTCATCGGTGCCGAATCACGCCGCCATTTACTGCGGCGACGGTGAGCTGCTGCACCATATTCCTGAACAACTGAGCAAACGAGAGAGGTATACCGACAAATGGCAGCGACGCACACACTCCCTCTGGCGTCACCGGGAATGGCACGCATCTGCCTTTACGGGGATTTGCAACGATTTGGCCGCCGCATCGACCTTCGTGTGAAAACGGGGGCTGAAGCCATCCGGGCACTGGCCACACAGCTCCCGGCGTTTCGTCAGAAACTGAGCGATGGCTGGTATCAGGTACGGATTGCCGGGCGGGATGCAGGAGAAACCGAATTATCATCCCGTCTTAATGAGCCGCTGGCAAATGGTGCCGTGATCCACATCGTGCCGCGTCTTGCGGGAGCAAAAAGTGGCGGTGTGTTTCAGGCGGTGCTGGGTGCGGCGTTGATTGCTACGGCAATCTGGATGCCGGGGATCAGTATCGCTTTCAGTGACATTCTCTTTTCAATGGGTGCGGCAATGACGCTTGGTGGTGTGGCGCAGATGCTGGCACCGAAAGCCAGAACTCCCCGTACACAGACAACGGATAACGGCAAACAGAACACCTATTTCTCCTCACTGGATAACATGGTTGCCCAGGGCAATGTCCTGCCTGTTCTGTACGGTGAAATGCGCGTGGGGTCACGTGTGGCATCTCAGGAGATCAGCACGGCAGATGAAGGGGATGGTGGTCAGGTTGTGGTAATTGGGCGGTAATATTATTTTACTCATGTTCTAACTAATTTAATATTTATATCGAACACTGATAATTATTCTATTGGTTAGCTATATGAACAAAACGATTTTATTCTGCACGATTATTGCCTTAACAGGATGTAAATCTTTGGATTACGTAAAATCCGGAAAACCTGTAATGGAAGGTAATTCATTAAAAAATATTGATGAATTGTCAGGCTGCATATCCAGACAATGGGCTGGTAATGGAACACCTATAACATCCCTTCCTATTGAGAATGGGGTAAGCCTTTTAGTTCCACAGGCTATGGGGGGATATGATGTTGTGCTTGATATCAAAAAAGCAGGAAATGGCAGTAGTTTTACTCTTTATGAACGTGTACCAGCATTAACGCCAAAAATTTTTGCTGATAGTGTTAATGCATGTAAATAATAGTTAATCCTGTCGTAACTCATGAGCCGCCTTTTGGGCGGCTTTGTTGTTTATGGAGTGTGAGGAATGGGTAAAGGAAGCAGTAAGGGGCATACCCCGCGCGAAGCGAGGGACAACCTGAAGTCCACGCAGCTGCTGAGTGTGATCGATGCCATCAGCGAAGGGCCGGTTGAAGGTCCGGTGGACGGATTAAAAAGCGTGCTGCTGAACAGTACGCCGGTGCTGGACAGTGAGGGGAATACCAATATATCCGGTGTCACGGTGGTGTTCCGGGCAGGTGAGCAGGAGCAGACACCGCCGGAGGGATTTGAATCCTCCGGCTCCGAGACGGTGCTGGGTACGGAAGTGAAATATGACACGCCGATCACCCGGACCATCACGTCGGCAAACATCGACCGTCTGCGCTTTACCTTCGGTGTGCAGGCTCTGGTGGAAACCACCTCAAAGGGGGACCGGAATCCGTCGGAAGTCCGCCTGCTGGTTCAGATACAACGTAACGGTGGCTGGGTGACGGAAAAAGACATCACCATTAAAGGCAAAACCACCTCACAGTATCTGGCCTCGGTGGTGGTGGGTAACCTGCCGCCGCGCCCGTTTAATATCCGGATGCGCAGGATGACGCCGGACAGCACCACAGACCAGCTGCAGAACAAAACGCTCTGGTCGTCATACACCGAAATCATCGATGTGAAACAGGGCTACCCGAACACGGCACTGGTCGGCGTGCAGGTGGACTCGGAGCAGTTCGGTAGCCAGCAGGTGAGCCGTAATTATCATCTGCGCGGGCGTATTCTGCAGGTGCCGTCGAATTATAACCCGCAGACGCGGCAATACAGCGGTATCTGGGACGGAACGTTTAAACCGGCATACAGCAACAACATGGCCTGGTGTCTGTGGGATATGCTGACCCATCCACGCTACGGCATGGGGAAACGTCTTGGTGCGGCGGATGTGGACAAATGGGCGCTGTATGTCATCGGCCAGTACTGCGACCAGTCGGTGCCGGATGGCTTTGGTGGCACGGAGCCGCGTATTACCTGTAATGCGTACCTGACCACGCAGCGCAAGGCGTGGGATGTGCTCAGTGATTTCTGCTCGGCGATGCGCTGTATGCCGGTATGGAACGGGCAGACGCTGACGTTTGTGCAGGACCGGCCATCGGATAAGGTGTGGACCTATAACCGCAGTAATGTGGTGATGCCGGATGATGGCGCGCCGTTCCGCTACAGCTTCAGCGCCCTGAAAGACCGCCATAATGCCGTTGAGGTGAACTGGATTGACCCGAACAACGGCTGGGAGACGGCGACAGAGCTTGTGGAGGATACGCAGGCCATTGCCCGTTACGGTCGTAACGTCACGAAGATGGATGCTTTTGGCTGTACCAGCCGGGGGCAGGCACACCGCGCCGGGCTGTGGCTGATTAAAACAGAACTGCTGGAAACGCAGACCGTGGACTTCAGCGTGGGCGCAGAAGGGCTTCGCCATGTGCCGGGCGATGTCATTGAAATCTGTGATGATGACTATGCCGGTATCAGCACCGGCGGGCGCGTGCTGGCGGTAAACAGCCAGACCCGGACGCTGACGCTCGACCGTGAAATCACGCTGCCATCCTCCGGCACCACGCTGATAAGCCTGGTTGACGGACAGGGGAATCCGGTCAGCGTGGAGGTCCAGTCCGTCACCGACGGCGTGAAGGTGAAAGTGAGCCGTGTTCCTGACGGCGTTGCCGAATACAGCGTGTGGGGGCTGAAGCTGCCGACGCTGCGCCAGCGCCTGTTCCGCTGCGTGAGTATCCGTGAGAACGATGACGGCACGTATGCCATCACCGCCGTGCAGCATGTACCGGAAAAAGAAGCCATCGTGGATAACGGGGCGCACTTTGACGGCGACCAGAGCGGCACGGTGAATGGTGTCACGCCGCCAGCGGTGCAGCACCTGACTGCCGAAGTCACCGCAGACAGCGGGGAGTATCAGGTACTGGCCCGCTGGGACACGCCGAAGGTGGTGAAGGGCGTGAGCTTCCTGCTTCGCCTGACCGTGGCAGCGGATGACGGCAGTGAGCGGCTGGTCAGCACGGCCAGGACGACGGAAACCACATACCGCTTCACGCAACTGGCGCTGGGAAACTACAGGCTGACAGTCCGGGCGGCAAATGCCTGGGGGCAGCAGGGCGATCCGGCATCGGTATCGTTCCGGATTGCCGCACCGGCAGCGCCGTCGCGGATTGAGCTGACGCCGGGCTATTTTCAGATAACCGCCACGCCGTATCTTGCCGTTTATGATCCGACGGTACAGTTTGAGTTCTGGTTCTCAGAAAAGCGGATTGCGGATATCAGGCAGGTTGAAACCGCAGCCCGCTATCTTGGCTCGGCGCTGTACTGGATAGCTGCCAGTATCAATATCAAACCGGGCCATGATTATTATTTTTATATCCGCAGTGTGAATACTGTTGGCAAATCGGCATTTGTGGAGGCTGTTGGCCAGCCGAGTGATGATGCATCCGGCTATCTGGATTTTTTCAAAGGAGAGATAGGGAAAACCCATCTGGCTCAGGAGTTGTGGACGCAGATTGATAACGGTCAGCTTGCGCCTGACCTGGCTGAAATCAGGACGTCCATTACGGATGTCAGCAATGAAATCACGCAGACCGTCAATAAAAAACTGGAAGACCAGAGTGCAGCGATCCAGCAGATACAGAAGGTTCAGGTTGATACAAATAATAATCTGAACAGCATGTGGGCTGTGAAGCTGCAGCAGATGCAGGACGGACGCCTTTATATTGCGGGTATCGGTGCCGGTATTGAGAATACGCCAGCAGGAATGCAGAGTCAGGTGCTGCTGGCGGCAGACAGGATTGCGATGATTAATCCTGCGAATGGCAACACAAAGCCGATGTTTGTTGGTCAGGGTGATCAGATATTCATGAACGACGTGTTCCTGAAACGCCTGACGGCCCCCACCATTACCAGCGGCGGTAATCCTCCGGCATTTTCCCTGACACCGGACGGGCGGCTGACGGCGAAAAATGCCGATATCAGCGGTAACGTGAATGCGAACTCCGGGACGCTCAACAACGTCACGATTAACGAGAACTGTCGGGTTCTGGGAAAACTGTCCGCGAACCAGATTGAAGGCGATATTGTCAAAACGGTCAGCAAGTCTTTCCCCCGCACGAGCACTTATGCCAGTGGCACCATCACGGTAAGAATCAGTG